CACGTGGCCATTTGATTCTAAACTCTGTATTCTCTTCAAGATCTTTTTCCATGATCTGTATACGAGTGTCTGCAACATTAAGACGTTCTATTATTTGAAAATAGCCCATGGTGCCAAGCGCTACAATAACGATCAGCGAGGCAACCGTCTTCATAGGCATCTGCACGGCTGCCTCTTCTGATATATTGAGTGGTTTCTTATTCATAAATTACTTTGGTAATGAATTTGTTAGCCATTCATGTGCCTTCTTAAACGGCCAGCAAATGATATTCCAAATCCATTTTACAATTTTCTTTACCATGTTGTCCTCCTTTATAGTTTTAACTTCGTCTTGAAGTATTAAAGGTTCTAAACTACATCCACATATGGCACATACTATCGAACCACGATGTGCGTGTCCACATAAATTACAAAGATTTAAACTCACTTTTTCTTCTCCTCTATTTCGTAAAAGAAATTGTCAGTGTCCTCTGTTCGCCACTGTTGCGTATCTTCTACGTTCCAATAATTAGTTTGCACTTTCCAATCTGGCACTTGGTCTTTCACCGTAAATGATGGTATATCCCAAATTAACCTATTGTTTGGTTGTGCTGCATAGTTACCGTCGTTTAATGCCAATATGTGAGCACATTTATGCTCATGCGGTATCTCTGAATGATCAGTGTCTAGTATATTAGGTTCTGGATGTGCAAAGTCAACAGTAAATAAATACTTGCCATAGTGCCATTTTTTATCTTTTCCAATATATTTTCCAGATTGTGATTCTAAGATATCCCAAGAAGTGACAGCAGGATAATAAGAAAAAGAATTCCAAAGCTGAAGTTCATCAAGCCTTCGCTGGGGGACGTCGGTGCTCTTAAATCCTCTTTGAATAAACGCGCTAATAGGTAAGCGATAAAATATTGCGCCGTTTTCCATGATAGCATGAAATAATAATGCACGACCTGTAATACAAGTAACACCAAAGATAATACAGTCTTCAACTTCTCCATGATGTTTTTTAAGATCATAGAGATATTCTCTCCTGATCTGTGCATACTCTACGGGTATATTTGCATTTAAGTAAGCCATAACTATCCCTTATCATAAATATCTCCCCAAGTTTTTCCATGCTCATAATCAACTTTGTTGGGAACTTCTAGACTAACAGCATTCTCCATAATTTCAATTATCTTTTTTGCCTGTGATTCTGATTCAACTGACACATCTAATTCATCATGTATTTGGATATGTGGTATGATTCCTTCATTATATAAATCAATCATAGATTTTTTAGTCATGTCTGCTGCTGATCCTTGTATTAATCTGTTCAATGCTTTGTAAGTCATTGCTCTTTTGATACCTGGGCCATACTCTCTTTGTGCATCATCATGTGGTAAAGGTTTATGTAGGCCAAAATGATTTGGTTCCCATAAATGAAAACGACAACGTCTACCTAATAACGTTCTAATCTTACCAGACTTCTGTGCTCTTCTCGATACAGCATCCATGAGTTCTCTAACAAAAGGAACTTTGTTATGATACTGTTGAAATAATTCTTCTGCTCTGCTTTTACTTACACCTAACTCTGCTTGAAGTTTGTTTTTACCCATACCATAAAACAAACCAAGATTTATAGTCTTGGCTTGTTCTCTTGGTATCTCTGCCATTTCAGCAACGATGGTATGAAAGTCTGCATCACCATCTTTGTATGCCTCTAGCACATCTTCAACTCCCAATAATTTTTGTAACGATGCATAGTGAACCACTAACCTCGGCTCTTGTTGCGAGTAGTCAAAACAACCCCACGTATGTCCCTCTTCGGGTATAAATAATGATCTAATCAAAGGCCCAAGATCTTTGTTTCTTGCAGGTATCTGCTGTAAGTTTGGATTAGAATAACTAAATCTACCCGTAACTGTCCCGCCTTGATCAGATCTAAGTTGATTTATATCAGCGTGTATTCTTCCTTTGTGTTCATGTTTTAATATCGTATCTATAAAAGTTGTGTGCGCTTTGTTTATCTCTCTAGCCTGTGCTATCTGTTTGACTAGAGGATTAGAATGATTCTGTAAAAAATTTTTAGTAAATGATGGAGCCTTAGATTTTTCTGTTCTATCATATGGTAATTTTAATTTATCAAATACTTTAGCAATAGAAGCTGCTGCCCATATTTCCACATCAATACCTGTTTCTTTCTTTAAATTTTGAAGTATCTGTTTTTCTTTCGTTGCTAATTGATTCTTGGTTTGATTCGCTTTTTCAACGTCTACGCGAACTCCTTTGAACTTCATATCCACAAGACAAGGAAATATACTTTTTTCTAAATCAAATACATTTTGTAGATCTTGTTCTCTTATCTCATGTTTAAATCTATCCCATAATTTAAAAGTTAGTTCAGCATCTTTCTCTGCATACTTACCAACATATATTGCAGGTAGTTTCCACATCTCCGCCTTTGCATCGAGACTCCATTCTTTTGCTGCTGCGTTTAATTCTGTTTCACTTTTTCTTTCTTTTAAAAATTCATACGATATTGCATTTAAATTATAAGAGTATCTATTCTCATCAATCAGACTAGCAGCTATCATTGTATCAACTATCTCACCATTGATCGAGTAACCCATGGATCTTATCCAACAAACATCATACATTGCATTGTGAAATATTTTAGTTGCAGGTGTTTTTAATACATCTTTAAACCAACTAAGAACTCTATCCTTATCCAAGTTACCACCACCCAGGTGATCAAATGGAAAGTATCCACACCAATCGTTTGTTGCAATTGCAATACCCACGACCTTTCCGTCACCAACCACTGACCCCGAACCACGCGTCTTGATGTTTGGATCGCAGGTTTCTAAGTCAATGGCTATTTCATCGTAGTTACTTAGATCTTTAAATTCAGATGGAGGCACCCACTCTGTTTGCGGTGCAAATAAAGGTTGTTGTAATCCTTTCACTTTTTATCTCTCAATCTTTTCTTTTCTAATTCACAGTAATGAATGATCTTATCTAAATCTTTTATACCATCTTTCATCAAATATCTTACAACGTATTTAATAATTACGCCCTGAAAGAATGAGAGTCCGTTTTTAGATATAAACTCATAGGGTTGTATTACATAATTTTTGTAATGCTTTGGCCCTTTTTCCTGTGGAAATATATCTTTGAAATCGTCTGGATGTGTCATAGCGGATAACTCATGTCAAATGATTTTGGTTCAACAACATGTAACTCCTTCTTTGTTCTTGTTGCTCCAACGTAAAATAATCTATTTTCATCGTCTGGAGTTTTTTCAAAGTTACGCATTGTGTTTTCTGTTAAGTCACTTAACAATACAACGTTATCACATTCACCTCCCTTCATGCCGTGTATAGTTGATAATTTTATTCTAGGCTCTTGTCTCAATAATTCTCCATTTCTTCTCATTGCTCTTATATACTCTTTAGTTTTAAAATCAATCTCATCTAATGATTCGTACCAAACATTATTTGTTTTTAATCCATAATTATCTAAACAATCTTCTATTGTGTATGTTTGTTCTTTCAGTAATGTCTTACCTAACTTATGTGCTTGATTAATTTTATTAGAACTCATGTGTCCATAAATATTTTTTACAGAATCATAATTAAGTTGTTGTCCTTTTCTCCACTGCTCCCAATCAATTATCGCTTTAAAAGTATCTTCATTTATTGATTTCTCATTTTTAAAATTGTAATACCATCCTCTCTCTTCACAAAAATCTTTGGTGTCTTCTAATAAATATTTTGTTCTAGCTAATACTAACCACTCGCCAGATGACATGTCAACTTGTTGTATATCACCATGATATCTTAAAACACCTTCGGATGTTTTTGGTCGCCACATCTTTTCTCTTCTATTAGTTATTCTATTTGCTAGGCCAATTGATAAGTTATGTATATCTCCAGACGGAACTCTGTAAGATTGATCAAGAGTTATTGTTTTACCTTTCAATGCAATAAACGAATCAACATCAGCACCTGCCCATCTAAATATTGCTTGATCGTCATCACCAGCAACAAAAACCTGGTCACATTTCTGCCACATTTGTTTTACCATCTTCCATTGCAACAAGCTAAGATCCTGTGCTTCATCTATAAACATTACATCTAATTTTGGTGCTACATCTTTTTCTGTAAATTTTAAAATCATATCTGTGTAATCGATCAAACCTATTTCTTTTTTATATCTTTCAAGTTCATGGGCTATGATAATTAGTTTATCTCTTTCTATGTCCGCTTCATGTTCATTCAAATCAAATTGT